ATATTTGGTCTGGACTCCTTCAGCTCCTACTATTCGAAAAACGATAGACGGCTGGTTAATGCTCCTTCGGTATTTCTCCGAAGGCGCAAAGCCATCTGTTCCATCGTTCGATAGAAGTAGGATATTCACGGGGATCGATAATGATCCTTTTTCAGTCCGTTCATACACACCGCGCCGCACTAGCATGCTAGTGCGACGTTTCGTATACGAGCTAACTGAGAATGGTGCCATAAAGGCACCATCAACTGCGAGGGATCCGAAAGGATTCCTCCGGTTCTGAACTGCGGCACTATTGGCAGGCGGGCGACTAGCTTCGGTAAAATACCGAAGCAACATCGACCACCCGTTCATAGTGTGATTAACCGCGGGAGCCTTAACGTCACGGACAAGCCATTGCCTTTTTTGGAGGTGATGGTTAGTACGCACACGTGTAGGGCGATTGTGCTCAGGCACTTCACGGAGCGAAGGACATGCAAGATGCATGTCATCCGCTGGGATTGCTCCATACAAATGGAGTAACTCGCTTACGATATAATCGTAACATGTGAAGTACTTCTTATCATACATGGAGTTAGCATAAGCTATCCACGATGAATAAGAACTAGCGCTGGGTGTTGATGACCAAACGGTCCTAATACGGACCGGAGTGACATTGGTGCCCTTGAAGGCATCAGTGCCACAGGATTCTCTGAAGGATCCTTTGGTGCAGCTCTTATCACGGTTTACAAGTAAACCAAGTGACTCGAGTCGTTCGATTGCATTCGCGGCAAACGCCGTGGGGACAATCACATCATCACCGTATACTAAGATACTCTCACGAGTATCTGCGTCAGGTGCTGCAGCGGTAAGAATAGACCAAACTGTCAATGCCAATATAGGGAAGCATAAAGCACTTCCCATAGGGGCATGTTTCAGTAAGGTCAATTTAGTACCGTCAGGCAGCACAGTTGCCGAACTCCTTACTGTTTCAAGCACGTCGAAGACGTGACTGGGGAACAGTAAGCGAACTAACTCCAAGGAAACGCGATCACTGGCCTCTTTAAGGTCGAGAGTCGCGTACCTCCCCGTCTTGGAACCTAGTAAGGCTCCTCGTTGGTTTGGTCCTTGGTCGGTAAAGAAGACGTTAAACCTTGTTAGGTTCAGCGTTTCTATACGTTGAACGAGCTTCGTCATAATACCTTGTTGAATCCATTGAAATTCAACGGGCTCACAAGATATGAGACGAGGACCGCGGGAATCTTTCGGGACAAGGATAACCTTGGCCGGAAGATCATGATCAGTAATAGCAGAAATGCTATCAAGATCATCGCAAACATGTCCTAAAGACGCGTAGAAATACGCATCTAAAGGGTAGTGTTTACGTATCCGACTAGCAACATTAGTCCAGCGATACTTCTCCCAGAGCCGTTGCTTTGTAGCAACGACGCCAGGACCGTGTCGCGGGGTAATGTCGGTGAAGTCGAAGCCAGAAAATACTCTTGCGAGTAAAATTCTAGCTTCGCGGACTACATTGACAAGAGAAGGATCAACGCAAGTTGATCGTCTGCGAGTCGATATAGTGTCATCGGCAAGTAGTGCAGTAAACTGCAACTTGGGGATGATTCGTTCAAGATCATTCTCGGCTTCGATGAAGCCGGAAATGACCTTTTGTTCGAGTTTGGTGCTATAAGGCAGTTCATACTTGTAAAACAAGTAACAAACTTGTCTTATAACGCTAACGCAGGTTGCACACGAATCCGGAAGGATCGTGCCGTCACGGTGGAACACTAGATTAAAGAATTCACCCATAAACATGGGCAAATCACTATCGCGCTGCGCTTTAAAACGCAAATCGATAGAGTTTAATTTAGAATTACCAGAAAGGGCTTTATCAAAAGCCTTGCCGAGACGAGGTAAAGTTTTCGTAAGAAAACTTAAACCTTCCGAGCGTGTTCTCTCGTAAACAACAGAAGTTGTTTGTTTGAGAGCACGTGTGTTAAACACAACTCCGTGCGACTTTTGAATGTCGCAGAGTAATGTGACGATGAGGTTTACTTCATCTAGCCTATTATTGGGAGCCATATATATGGAATCCGATGCTAGGCATGCACAATACGCTGCTATCATTCGAGGGTTGCTTACCGTATACTAGCAATGTTAAACATCACTAATACACTCCATCGATTACTGAGGAAGAACACGAAAAGACGAGTCCAAAAGGATTCGTTTATCGTATTCATCCCGTTCGTCGACGGAACCGACACACAGATCAACCGTCTCACTGGGTGGGATGGAGGCGAAGCCAACATAGAACTTAAGATGTATCGCTATGAAAGCGGACATTTTAAGCCCATGAAAGGCAGCGTCTACATTACCCTATGGAACAACGGTGGACTGACCGTAGATACACAACAAGATATGTCAAATGTTCCGGTCGAATTAATCGACGGAGGAACAGAGAACACAAGTGTTGCGCAAACCGATGAACATACACCCTTAAGGGGCGTTAGTCACGTCGATTTGCATCTCTAGGTTAGTCTGACTATCCACGGACTGCACAATGACCGAAAGGTCAGAGTGCAGCCCTTGGTAGTCAATCTGATGTCGAAGGCTGGCTAGCTGCAGACCGCAGCTAACCATACAGCCTGCAAGTAGGGTTATTAACCCTATTTTCAGAGATGACGCCATCTTAAAGGCGGTGGTTAAATACCACCGTTGATGAGAGCGTCAGCACCGTTACCAGAACAGTCGAAGAGCACTGTCGTAGCTGCGCCAGTAGTGGCACAGAAAGACAGAAGCTCTGCGAGCACGTTCTTGGTCTCAGTGGCAGTGTTCAGCGCCCCAACAGGGACGCTGAGAGACAAGGTTGCACGAATCACCACAGGCGTAATGTTATCGACAGGACTGATCACGGTTTTCGTGATCTGAACTGCAGATTGACGTTGCGTCTTGATGCCAACCCCAACCTCACGGTGTTTTACCGTGAGACGGTGGGGAAGTGAGAACGTCTCATTGATTTGAGCGAACTCATGGGTGCGGCCTTGGATGGCAAGAGATTGAAATTCAACCTCTGTGCCAGCACTGTTCTTAACCTCATTTGTGTTGAGCGTATTGCTTAGCATGCTTTTGGTTCTGTATGTTTGCAGCAGCACTTAGTGCTGCCTGCGTGGTTTTGGTCCTCGGGTAACCCCCAAGGCCAATGCTAGACTGCCTTCAGTGAAGGACAGCCCACTCGTCTGTAAAGACGAGTATCCCACCGGACTATACGTTTGACGGCGATAAGCCGTTTCACGCATAGAGCTAATGGGAACGCCAACTGAGGAACGACAGTCAAGACCCGTCGAAACGTGTCTGACTCGTTTAATACTCCAGAGGGCGTGATGTATGTATACTACGGGTTCCAGGTTACTTACTTTGAACTGGTCTAGGAATTTCCCAACTCCTAAGACCCAATCAATAGTAAACGACCAAGGTATGGCATTCCAGATGATTGCAGGGTTAAAATTAACCCCAAGACCATCAAGGAACGCCAAGATAGCAGCATGCTGCTTCTGAAAGGAAGAATAGTAAAAACTATACTCCCATTCTACGTGGAACTTTGCGGGTTCTAACTCGACACGGCGCCGAGTAACTATAGCCTGGTTTCCATACCCGTAAACATTACGGGCCGGAGACTGGGCATGTTGCTCGACAACCATGTCGGGATAGGACATCAGAACGTCGAAGTGACGTCTGACCTTCCGCTCCGATTGAGAAACAAGCTTGTTAGCTTGTCGTTTATACGCACGCAAGGCCTTTACAAAGCCTTGAATGTCCGAGTATAAGGGGGCTAAGTTGAACTTATATTGTAAGTAACTATCAGCCACCGTTTCCAATAACGCACGAGGAGTTTTCTTTGACAGCATAGCAGACTTGTGGGCCTTAAGACCCACAAGCAAGCGAGCTGCCGAAGCTAACTTCAAGGCGCTGTGTTTGAGAGACAGGAAGTCTTTTAACTCATAAACAGAGTTAATCGACGACAACTGGCTCTTGACATGCGGGATGAGTGCAGAATGCGCTCGCCCCAACAAGTCATCTAGTTCGACAGGCTGTGGAATTCCAAATTCCCCAGTAATGCCGTCTAGCGAATACATGGCTCCCAGACCGTAGTCTGGAGAGTCAATTGGACCATACGGAACTGGAGACCATAAAACCGACCCGGGCACTTCAGACATGAAGTACCATGGCTCATTATATGATCCCCAATATGTGACGTCAGACGCGAACCTAACAGATACAGCGGGAGACAAACTAGATTCACGTTTATAGTGAACGAAGTTGTTCCAATTGTATTTGCCATTGCCACCACGCAAGCGGAGTTCATACCTTTTAGTGAATTCACTATAGGGCATAGACACCGTGAACGGGACGGCAGAAGGAGGTCCATTAACAGGTGAAACCTGATAATAGAAGTCTCCTGGCGGCTCCACTCCAGAACGGAGTGACTCAGTCTCGTATGTGTTCATACATGTTCGATCGTCATACAAATGACGATCGCTGTCTTGGGTCTAACGACGATTAGGTCGGTGCCACTTAAGGCATAGACTTGATCCAGCGACGACTCACAAGTATTAATTGCAAGTATCGTCAAACGGAAGTTAAACATAGTTTAACACGAGGTGGCTAACCAACAGGGTTAG